CAGGAGTTGATCGTTCGTGCGCAGCAGAGGATCGAAGACCCGCCGAAGACCGGACGGATCTACACCCACGGCCCCCAGCCGCTGCCCCATCAGGCGAGCGCACCCGGCGAGGCTCCGGCGAACTGGACGGGGCGGCTTAGGGAGAGCTTCAGCTATACCGAGAGCGGCGAGCTAGAGGCGACCGTACATATTGCCGAGCCATACGCGGCAGACCTGGAGCTAGGCACAACCCGCTATGCGCCGAGGCCGTTCGTCACGCCGACGATAGACGAGATCGCGCCGGTCTTCGCGGAGAGGATGGCGGCGCTGGTGGAGCGAGCCCCAGAGTGATCCTGCTCAACGTCAACCGCCACGCCCACAACGCCAACATGCATCTCAGGTGCTACGAGCATCCAATATGGCGATTCAAATACCCCGACGGCTCGGTAAAGTACGCCTGGTACTTCGATATTCTGGGGCACGTCGTCGCGGTCTACGACCTTGGCTGCCCGCTTGATAACGCCGCGCACGCCTGGCAGGAAATCGAGGGCGAGGTGATCCTGATGGACCGGGAGCGGCGGGTGTTTGCGGGAGTAGAGCAAAAGCCCGGCGAGGATTTGCTATACTAGAGATATGAAACTCTTATGTTTTCTTGGTCTACACAAGCGCATGTTCGCCTATCGATCTCGACCGACGGACGAACCTGAGCGTCGCATTGTCTTCGTGATGTGTGAGCGGTGCGGTATGCTCTTTGAAGAGTTTGAGGCAGAAATCGACAACGAAGGCAATGCAATAGGAGAGATAAGCCGCTAATGCTCGAAGAAACCAGACGCTCATTCCTGCAAAAGCTGCTCGCCGGGATTGCCGGAGGAGCTGCCGTTGTCACGTTGCCGAAGGAGACGAGTGCGGAGCCGATAAAGGCTCTCAAGCCAGTCGAGATGAAGAAGGGTTTCGGCAAAATCGTGGCCGAGTATCCTTTATGTACCGAGATGAATGATCCCTCCCTCCCGATGCGGCGTCTCCGCGCTTGTTCGGACCAAGATATTTCGCTTGACTTAATCCTCAGTGACGGATTGACACAGCAGATAAATAGAATTATTCTCTATGCTAATCAGCACAAAGTCATTCTGCTTGATGGTCGATGGACCATCAAATGCTGTCGAGTACACAATGCTGGCGATACAGACGTTACCCTTACCCTTTCAACCGAAACTGACCATGTTGAAATGTATATGTATGCGCCAGAGATGATTCACGACTTTTATGTTTGATCTGCCTGAAATCACCCCTTAAATCGACACGTTTTCCTGATCTGTCTATAGCGTAGACACATCGGCCCGCTCAGTTCTGAGTAGGCTTTTCCTTCAACTCTTCGCAGGATCGAGTCAGGCGTACATGCGCCAGCAGGTGCGCCGTCACGTAATAGGCTTCGACCTCTCCGACTTCATCAATGAGTTGCCGGAGGCTCTCCTCGACGGCCTGCGCTGTTTTGCGGCTAACTCGGTTTAAGACCTCGCCCGGATAGAGTGGTTCCGGTTGCTCTTTCTTCATAGACTATCTTTCTGGCCGCTACCACCGCACTCAGGGCATACAACTGGATCGGGGAAACCCCATATCATTGCCGCCTCCGCTAAAATCGGATGATTGGGCCATATCTCCGGCGCCGGTCGTATGTAACTGCCTGCGTAAAGGCTGCTTCCCGGCATATAGGATTTCCATCGGCTCCAGGCGACGCCGCTATTTTCTAAATCGTCGATCTGACCGCACCCCTCACAGCGGGAGCAGACGCTCAAATCTTCTCGTTCGGTTCCAGTTGGCATATATTCCATACTCTTTCTGTCCTTCAGTTCGCCAATAGAGCGGACTTTTTTCATGCTTGGATTATAGCTCATGTCGGTTGAATTGATCGGGCTTGATGCCTATATCACGCTGACCCTCAAGGCCGACGACACGATCCGTTCTGTCTGCGGTGGAAGGATCTTCGCCGATCAAGCACCTGAGCAAGATCCTACGAGCAGCCAGACACAACCAGTCCCCTATCCCATCGTCCTTTTTTCGATCCTCTCCAGCCCCGACAAACTCGGCGCCGGCGCTGTGCGGATCTGGACGGCCCCGACGGTGCATGTCTCGGTAGTCGGCCAGGGCGGCGGGTATGGCGATATTGCGCCAGCGGCGGATGCGATTGACGCCCTCTTGAAGAATACCGGTCCGGTTGTGGTGACGTGGCAGGGGCAGACCTACAACATTTTGGGGATGTACCGAACGGGCGTCCTGCAGCGCCCGACGTATGAGAACGGCGTCCGTTTTAATTGGTTGACTGGTGTGTTTAAGGCTTTGATCCAGGCCAGCTAACCCGCAATCCTATTCCGCTTCCTCCTGCTCGCCCTCGGGCGGGCTTTTTATTTCTGAATTTTGCCCGTCCGTTTAGGAGCTCTCCTATGCCTATCATAACGCCACATCGCGCAACTATCTTTGAAACGATCCAATGGGCTATCGAAACAACAGCCGGACAATTCATTGATCCCGATAAACGCCCGCTCACCCTTCAAATGGACATGGACCCGATGACCCCCAGCCAGGAAGTTGAGGCTTCCGGTTTCAAGGGACCGGTCGATCAATTGATGGAAAAAGATTCAACGGAGGCAAATTTTAAGGGACCTCTGGACTTCAATGTGATCCTCTATCTGCTCTCCTGCGGTCTGTGCGGCGTCTCTGCCAAAGGCAGCAACCTCTATACCTATTTCCCCGAAGTCATAGGCCCGGAAATCAAGCTCGATACCATGACGATCCAAAAGGGTTCTAGCGCCGGTGCCAGCCAGTTTTCCTTCGCCTCCGTCTCGGATCTCGACATCGAGTTCGGCCTCAAGGGTGCCGCCATCAAGGGAAAATTCTTCGGGCAGACAATGACCGACGGTATCACCATGTTCACGCCCGTCAACGACATTCCAGAACAGGTCTGCTCTCCGAAATTGATGGACGTCTATATCGCTGACACCGAGGCTGGCCTAGCAGCAGGGCATCTGGATAAGTGTTTCAAGGCGACCTGGGGGTTCAAGAATAGGCAGCGCGGCGTGATGACGCTCGACTCCACCTTCTCCTCCTATAGCTACACCATCGAGGATAAATACTCGATGACGGCTCAGGTAACGGTAGAGCAGGACAACACCATCGCTGCCAAGATGTTCACGGATCTGCGTGCCGCCAATGAGCGATGGTGTCAGATAGTGGCGCAGGGTATGCCCATTGGAGGCACTGGCACGACCAATTATAGCTTGACCTTGACCTTCCCGTTCAAGTTCAAAAGCTCGAAGAGGCAGGACGAAAGCGGCGTCTACAGCGGTGTGTATGACTTGCTGCCTGTTTATGATAGCACGTTCGCTAACCCGAGCGGCGGCAATCCTGGCGGTATTATCCGCGTAGACGTTGCCACTGACTACACAGATGCCGAACTCTAATCTTACTCGCCGGAATAGCCCCAGCAACATAAGATGATGACGGTGCCTACTAGGATCAGTAAGAAGAGTACCGGCAACATGACCGGAAATGAGATGGCTGTCATCTGGTTTACCTCCTGTTAAATTCATACTGATATTTTACCGATCTTTTACGGCGTAATCAAGTAGAAGAATTTCGCGGTATCATATACGTATGAATACTGCGAAGAAAAAACCCGGGCCTGTGCCAGGACCGCTGACAGTGAAAGCAACGTTAAGGCTTGAACCTGAACTGCTGGAGTGGGGCAAGCATAAACCAGGGGGTTTATCCGAACTGGTACGCAGGTTGCTGCGCGAAGAGTACGAAAAAGAGAAAAACCGATCCGAGGAGGGGAGTAGATAACATGGGCCGCAAACTCCTGATCGCCTTGCTCCTCATCGCCCTGGCGCTGGGCTTGCTCCTCGCTTGGAATGTCTACGGTGCTGCCCTCATGCGCGCCTGGCGCGGCTATTAACCGATCCTGACCGAAAACTGAACCCTGTATAGAACGCCTGCTTGAATACAATCAAGCAGGCGTTCTTTCTATCTCCAGGTCTTCGAAGCTCCTTCAACGAGAGGATTTCATTTTGAGAGTTCGTAAGTGTTTGATCCTGGCCTGCCTGTGGCTGCTGCTGTGCTGGGCCGGCCTCGGTGCGGCTCGTGCGGATACGGTGACTGTCACCGATCCGAGCGTCACCTTTCAAGCCGGAGGAACCCCGCCGAACGTCTGGGATAACATCTCGGTCCTCTACTCCTATAACTGCGACGAAGTGAATGACGCCTCGCTCAATCTCTTTATGTATCTGTACTACAACAACGGCGGCGGGTGGGTCGAAAAGACGTTGCTCCTTCATTCCTGGTACGAATCAGGGACGATCTGGAGCGGAACGATCACCTACAATGTCTATCCCGACCAGAGCGGCTATGTCGCCAACAACAACCCTTATTCGCCCTTTACGAGCGTGGACGTCTATTGGTCCTATGGCTGGCAAGGGTGCGCGGACGGCAATCCCGTCTCCTGGGTTGGAACTGCCAAATCGGCAACCTATCTTTTAGGGCCAGCAGACACTTTCCACTTAGCGTATTGAATCTTACATAGACCTGAACATCCTTTAGAGCCGAGCAGACTGATCTGCTCGGCTCTTTTGATTCGCCGACTGCAAGGAGGACACGATAATGTACCACTTCATCGCCTGCTTCTTCAATCTCATTTGGGGGAACTGACCTGTGCCGCTTCTATCTGACCTGCGCGGCGAGACGCGCCCGCTTACCGTCGAACTCGACCAGCCGCTGCCCCTGCGCTATCACCCCCACGCCTTCACGCCGCAGGTGTTCGACTTCCTCACGTTGCTAGACGATCCCGAAGCGATGGATCACCTGGCGCGGCGGGAAGCGATGATCGGGGTTCTCTTGCAGTTGCTCGCCTCCTGGGAACTCTATCTGACGCGGGAGGACGAAGAGAAGCGCGAGAACGCGCTGCCGGTCTCCAAAGACATCCTCTATCGGATGACCTTCGATAATATGCGCACGATCCTCTCCTCGATCTTCGAGGACTTGAACCCAAACCCGACGAGGTCCGAGAGTACGGACGCTGGCGTGCTCACGGACCCCTCCACGGCACCCCGCCGCAAAAAAGCCGCTTGATACTCGCCGCGAAATATCTTGGCGTCAGCCCGATAGAATTAGAACGTTCGTCCGTTGAATGGCTGAACTGGGGCTTGATGATGCTCAGTAAGGACAACGAAGCCGAAGCCCTGGCCATTGAGCAGGCACGCCGAGCAAGCGAATAGGAGACAACACGACATGCCAAGATCCAACCTGCCCGACGAGACGACCCTCGCCTCCGAGCGCCGCGAGATCGAACGCTACATCAAGTTCGGACCCCATCACGGCACCCCGCCGCGCTGGTTCTGGACGATCCAGATCGCGCGCTACTGCCGCATCTCGCTCGCCCAGGTGGAGGCGATGGGAGAGGAATGGCGCGAGCGGATCAAGCTGCTGATGGAGGTGGAGCGCGAGGCTCTGGAATATTTCGACGAGCAGACGAGCCGACAAAGCGAATGATCCGCAAATATAGCACCTACTCGCGTCCCGTCTACACCGCCCATACCCTCGTTCGCAAGCGCACCCATCGGCGACAGTCTCCCCGCGAACAGCGAATGTGGGATCATTGGACGGCACAGTTGGAGCGCCTGTGTCCGTGCCAACATAAGCGCGGCTTCGGCTGCCTGACGCTGCGCGGAAAATGGCGCTGGAACGAGGGGCAGCGACGGTGGGTGCATCTCGTACAGGGACTTAAAGCGAGGTATCCTTCTCGCTCTTGCGTATAGCCCATAGCCCAGGCTCTTTCTCATACCATTCGAGACCCGGTCCTGCGATGCGGCCCTCGATGTCGAGTTTGCGCCTGAGGACCCGAGTCCCGTATTCATCCTCGGCCCATTCATAGCCGGGCCTGGGATTGCCCTCTCCGTCGATGAGCGGATAGCCGTCCCCGAGCTTGTCGATTGGCGCCGTCGGAGAGCAGAGTTCCGAGATGGGGGAACTGACCTCCTCGATGACCGCCTTCAGGTCGTCCACGATAGGATAGCGGACCTCCACGACAGGATCTTCTTCGATAGGCGCAGGCGTTGTCATATTATCCGCCCAGGAGGAAAGACCAGCTACCAGACTACGCTTGAGATAGCGCAGCCGCTCCAATTCCTGATAGGTCTGACCGTAGAGCAGCTTGAGATTTGAGAGTTCTAAATGCGCTTCCTCTAAAAGCCGCTTGCGTTCCTCTGCCAACAGAACCACTTCATCGAAGGAATGAAGCAGTGCCGCTATTTCGGCGGCCTGGCTGGCTATCGTCTGATGCTCTGTTTCATCGAAATCGCGTAATTGCTGGCGAACGGACTGTAAAGCCGCCAGTAGCAAGCAGATCGGCTCCATGTTCTCAAATTTGCCGCGCTGCGCCATCGCCTCGATGTGGGCGAGTTCGGCGGGGGTGGGCAGTCGTCCCCAATTCTTCTCGTTAGATTCGGATTGGTCAGTCATGAGGGCTTCTCCATAAAATTGCCTATCGGCTGTAGAGCTGCTCCATCACCACGCCTCAGACGTTGGACGCTCAGGCTGTAAAGTTGCTCTAAAATCTGCGCAACCCGCTCGGCTACCATCTCAGCGTCATAACCCGGCGAACACTTACAATGCCATCGCCGAGGATCAGAAGGCCAGAGATAACAGCAGATACCAGGATTGTCATTGAGAGATTGGAGATCCTCGATCACCTCCGAACTGAAATGCACGTTTGGGATGATGTCGAAGGAATCTCCGTCATAGTCGAGTCGGATCGTCACATCGTGGGACGGAATGAACTTTATCATTCTCTGCGCCTTCTTTTGCCTATTTCTCAGTAAGGATACCCTACCGTTTCGAGGTTAAGCTACCGTGCTTTTGGAAGAATTGGTCGTTCGCATTGATGCACAGATCACCGGACTAGAGACCGGGATACAGCAGGCCACGACTCTGACCGAGCGCTACACCCTCACGGTGGAGAAGGCGGGGGAGGCGACGGATAGCTCCTTCGCGCAGGCAACGACGGCAGCGGAGCGACTGGCGGGCGCCCTGGAGAAGATGGGGACTGCTGCAGAGGGAGTGGCGAGCGTCCAGAAGGAGGCGCCTGTTCAAGCGGAGCGCAGCGCCAAAGCGCAGCAGGCGGAGGCAGCAGCCCTCAACGAAGACACCCGCGCTGTCGAAGCCAATACACAAGCGAAACGCCTGAACGCTCTGGAGGAGAGGCGCCTCGCTGAGAGCAGAGCCTCTGTCCTGGCGCGTATTCAGTCGGGAGCCATCCGCACTCCAGAAGGCGCGACCCCCGCAGGTTATCTCGGCCCGCTCGGCATCGGAGATCACGGTCCCAACCGAGCGCAGTATGCGATGGAGGACCGCTGGGCGCAGTTCATGCAGGAAGAGGAAGCGGGAGCAGCCGGATTTGCTGCCGCTCGAAGGCGGGTTCTCGCCGGAATCGAACCGCTCGCAATTCCTGCTGCCGCCACGGAGCAAGTAGAGACGTTCGGAGCCAAAGCGCGGCAAGCCGCCGAAGCCGAAGAGATGCTGGCCCTCGCCAACCGGCGCACCGGCGAGAGTTTCGCCTTCACCATGCTCAAGTATATGGCCGTCGCCGAGGTCTTTAGCAAGATCGCCGAGGCCGCCAGAGCCGCTTTCGATAACATGGTCAACGTCGATTACCAGGCGGCGCGCACGACCCGTCTGGGCGGCTTCAACCGAGAGCAGGTCGCTTCTCAACTGCGCCTCGGTGGCGCCTTGACCGGCCTCTCGCCGGAGCAGACCGGCGAAGCCTACTACCAACTCGGAACCTATATCCACAATTCCGGTGATCTCGCTAAAGCCTTCCGCAATGAACTTCAACTCATTAACGCGACCGAGGGCGATGCGAGGGCCACTACACGCGCGACTATCCAAGTCTTCGAGGATTTCGGCGATCAGTTGGGCGGCAAGAACGTGCCGGCCAGCGAGAAGATGCGGCGGGCCAACGAACTGCTCGCCATCTCCTTCAAGAACTCCAATCAGGAGATCGGCGAGACGGCGCAGGCACTCAAGTATCTGGCTCCGATGCTCGAAGCCGCCAACGTCTCAGCGGCGCAGGGCTTTGCGCTCATGTCGGCCTTGACGGCGCAGGGCGTACGCGGACGTATGGAGGGCACAGAGGCCGGTTCCTTCCTCACGCGACTGATTAAGACCTACAATCCTGAAGAGCAGGGTATCGAGTTCAAGGATAAAGTTTTTCATTTTGAACAGGTGCGAGATGCCAGCGGCCAGCTCGATCTGTTCAAGACACTCGAAGACATCTACCGTAGACATCAGCAACTTCTCAGAACCAACACGGAGGAGGCACGCCAGTATTACGTCGGCATCGGTAACAGCGCCCAAGCGATTAGGTTCCTGGGCGGACTCTCCGACGAATTCTTCCAGCGATACCGCGATCAACTCAAACAGAGCACCGACGCGACATACGGTTTTACCCACACCGTCTCTGAGATGAACGCCGAGATGATGAAGACGGCGAGCAAAGAGATGGCGTCGGCGTGGCAGAGCTTTCTCGGAGTGTTGGGCACCGGCCTAACCGACATCTACAATAAACTGCGCGAGATTCAGGGACTGCGCGATCTCGTCAAAGGGTGGCGCAATGATCTCAACCGCGACGCCCAAAGCCATCTGCAGGCGCAGAACTTGCTCACCCAGACGCCCCTACAACACGCCCAAGAGATGCAGCGCATCCTGCAGGCAGCCGTTAGTGAGCAGCAGCGGTATGAGAGCCGAACGGCGGCGGCGGCGTCTTCGTTGTTCCATCAGCCGGGCCTCAATCCTGAGCATATCCCCATCGACGAGTTAAAGAAGGCGAAAGGGCTACTACCCTCTGAGGTGGATGCCCTCCTGCAGCTCGTCCCAAAACGCTTCGATGAAGTGAGCGCCCTCGCGCGCACCTCTCCGCTCGACAGTGGCAAGATCCGCTATACGACCCGCGAAGACCTGGAAGCGGCTATCGCCAAGATCCATGCCGATATGCCCAAGTTCCAGGCGTTGCAGGCGGCGGCAGATCGTGCTGCGTCCGGCTTGTCCAATCTCGGCAACAGCGCGAATCAACTTTCCATCATACAGGTTGCGGACCTGGCACGACAGGCGGGCTTTGCCGCCAACCAGATCCCGCGTGCCGTCGCCATTGCGATGGCGGAATCCAGCCTACAACCCGGCAATCAGTCACCCAACCGCAATCGCGCCGGCCAGGTCACTTCGATCGACCGGGGCTTGTGGCAGATCAATGACCACTTCCATAGCGAAATCAGCAATGCCCAAGCCTTTGATCCGTTGCAAAACGCCATCGCGGCTTTCAACATCAGCAAAGGCGGAACAGACTGGCGACAGTGGACGACCTTCAGAACCGGCGCTTTCGAGAAGTTTCTGCCGCAGGTGCAGCAGGCTCTGAAAGGCGGCTATTCCGGGCCGTCCATCACACAGAAGCCGGGAGGTGCCGACAACGCCGAACGCGACGCCCTGCGCGATCAGGAGAGCGTCATTCGCGCACGTCTCTCCCACCTTGAAAAGCTCGTCGATGCTGGCGTGGGGGGGTCCCTGGATGCTGTCTTGAAGAAAGCGCAGCCGCTGGCGGCACAACTCGACGCGATCACCCTGAAAGCGGCGAAGAAGGAGGGCGATCTCGGCACGCTAGAAGCGTTCAGGCTCGGGGACACGCCCGGGAAAGAGTATCTCGCCACCCTGCAGAAGTCGATGGGATCCGACCCGGCGGCGCAGCGAGAAAAGCAGATTGAGATCGAGCAGAAGTTTCGGGAAACCCTCAACCAGACGAACGCCGCCATCCGTGAGGAGCGAGACGGCGAACTCATCGGATTGGCGAAGCTGCAGCAGGCGTATCCCGGCGTCAGCGCCGAACGGCTGAAGTACCTCCTCAATCAGCAGGAGAGCTTAAAGGCCGAGAAGCAGGAGCACGACCTGCGCGATAAACTCAAGCAAAAGCTCGCGGATTATCAATCGGAACTCCTCGGTGCCACCGCTCAGACGGATAAACATCGTATTGCCGTCACTTATGCAGGTAAGGCGTATGAAAGCCTCTCCGGTGCCGCAAAGCAGCTTATTGACCGCATTGCAGGCGTCAAGAAGCAGCTTGAGGATGCCGCCGCCATCGAAAAGGTGCGCGACCTCTTCCAGAAAGGGCAGGAGCGGCTGCAGCTTTTGGCGATGCCCAAAGAGCAGCGCGAGATGATTAGCGCGACGGGTGGGCTGGACGTCTGGAAGCAGATGCCGGGACTGCAGCAGGCGATTGCGGCTTCCGCTACCTTACATGCCAAAGCCGCCAACGAACAGGCCGACAAGATCGACAAAGCCCGAGAAGCCCTGCAACGCTTCCATGAGGAGATGCAGGCGGGCATTGCAGCAGCTCATGCCTCCCTCATCGGCGACGAAGAGGAAAAAGCCTGGCAGGAGCGACTGCAGGCGAAACCGGATCTGTTGAACTTGAGCCTGCCAGATTTGCAAAAGGCCCGCGAGGAGTTCCATAAGTTCTATATGGAACATCTCAATGCCGAGAATATCCGCAAAGCCGATGACGCTCTGGCAAGCTACAACGAACAGATGAAGGAGAGCGTCGCGGTTCTGCAGGCCCAGATCGCCGGAACGCTCAATACCCCCGAAGCGCAATTTGAGCAGATGCTTTCTCATAACAAGGAGATGGCGGCAAAGCTCAAGAATTCGCCGGAGGATTACCAGCAAGCCTTCGAGTTATTCAAGAAGGAATACGATCTCAAGCCGCAGGCGGAAGCGATGCAGCGGTTTCGGGAGAATACCTCGGAGGCGAAGAAAACTCTCCTCGAACTCTTCGCTCCCTCCGACTTTGCCCGCTTCAAGGCGCAGATGCTGGAGTTAGACAAGGACGGCAACCTCAAGCAGATTTTTAGTGACGAGCAGTTGCATAAGATGTTCGATACCCAGCGGGCGCTCGAATACGCCAAGCAGTTCGCGGACGGCCTGCGGGGAACAATCGGGCGAGTATTTGATGACCTGATGCACGGCGGGCGGCATTGGCTCACCGATCTGGTACAGGGGTTCACCGGCACGCTGCAGAAGATGGCGAGCGATTTCCTCGCCAGCCAGTTCTATAACCTCATTATGAAGGGCTTCGGCGGCCTCTTCGGCGCTGGTGGAATCCCAGGGGTAGCCGGGCCGACCGGCATCAATCTCGGCACGCTGACCGGCGGCGGCGGCTTCGGCGGGGGCCTGCCAAGTGGCGGCGTTCTCGGCAATTTGCTGATGGGCTTACCCACTCTCTTCCAGGGCGCGTTCGCCGAAGGGGGCGATTTCGTGGCTGGCAAACCCATGATTGTCGGTGATCGAGGGACTGAATTGCTCGTCCCCCCGACCTCGGGTTCGGTGCTCAACCATCGGGATCTGATGGCGGCTCTGGCCGGAGCGGGAGGCGGCACGACCCACGTCCATCAGCACTTCAATATCTCAACGCCGAACCCCGAAGCGTTCAGGCAATCAAGCCATCAAATGATGCAGGATGCCTGGCGGTCTGCTCACAGGGCCGGCATGGGAGGCAGGCGCTAACTCGATGATTGTGACGGATAGGAAGGAAAAAACTTCCGTTCTAGCATCAGCCCAAAATCCTCTGGCTCTAACGGAAAGTCATGGGGTTTCGTCAGAAGAGATTTCACTCGTGGTGCTGGTGTCAGAGCCAGTTTATCCGCGATTCCCTGTCCGATGCCATAAGTGACGTAGACATAGGAAACCGAGTTCGTCTGATGATCTCTTATAAAGCCGCTTCCTGACCAGCTCCAGAGTACCCCTTCTACCCATGTGGGGATTTTTTTATAACCGGACTTGAAGCGTCGATCCGCCTTCTGATATTCACTCTCACCGAGAGGCAAGAAAATCTTTCCTATCCATTCGATGATGCCGTTGAGGTATTCACGAAACTTCGCGCCCTCTTCCTCATTCAAGGCAGGTCCCACAATACGAGCGCATAGCTTTTTTAGATCCACTGTGAAGTTCGTTATCATGCCTGGCGGGTTCTTATCACCCGTCAGATAAATCGAGAATAAGAGGAGGATCACCGTCTCGATAATTTTTCTTTCAACGTCCGTTTCAACCAGTATAGAAGCGAACTCATGCACAAAGTCGGCATCAATACGTTCGACATAGCGGGGAGAAGCGATATTGCAGTCTCTGCAGCCCCATAGGACTCTCGAAAACGCAAATTCCTTTTCAGGAAGATAGATTAACCTGAAAGGCTGATGGCATTTTGTGCAGAAGTCTTCTTCGATTGACATCGGATTCTCCTTTCCTCTCTCGTTATGTTCTCTCGTTGTTGGGGCTTTCTTGAGAGGATTTATTCCCGCGTCGTCTTCTTCTCGACCCACTCCTTGAGGCTATCATAGGGGATACGTACCGCCCGTCCGACTCGCACGAATGGCAATTCCCCGGTTCGGATCAACTCATACACCATTGATCGGCTGAAGCCTAAGATTTCCCCGGCTTCATGGATGCGAAGCAAGAGCCGATGGTCTAGCTGCTCCAGGTTCGACATGCTGCTGTCCTCCTTCAAATAGGTTTATAAGGGCAGTATACACATTTATGGATGCTAAATTCACTATTTTAGAATACATTTTAGAGTAAATATGACCTGCAACAGCTTCGATAATGACGTCACTCTCGCATTAATGTAGTCATGAACTTGCCCTCATGACCTAGTTCAGGGATAGACAGACCACCGAGATTCTGCTAAACTAGCGACGCAAAAAAGCGAATCCTCTTAGCTATCGAACTTTTTGTCTCAAACTGGATAGTGTTGTGCCTGGTATCCCCCGATGCCAGGCTTTTCTCTTGCCTTATTTATTGAACCATTTCCGTTCCGTCAAGGAAATGGTCTGCAATTTTTGCGTTGTCACACAATTATGAGTTGTTCAAGCCATGATAGCGTGGAATTGCCGCGAAGTTATACCCATGGGGCTGTTCGCGGCCCCATGTACTCCACCCTAATCGCAAAGGTGGCTAGTGGCGCGGAGGCTCGTTCTCTGCAATGGTCGGTCACGCGCCGGACGTGGGACATCGCCCACAACGTCAAGACCCCCGCACAGATGCAGGAGTTGCTCGCCTTCTTTCACTGCCGGATGGGGAAGGCGAGGACATTCTTATTGTACGACTGGTTGGATAACGCCGTTTACACCGTGCGCTTTGATACGGATTATGCGGAGCTAACGACCGACGATAACGGTATCCGCAGTTGGCCAAAAATCCCGATCATCGAATCGATAAACGAGTGAGGAAGATCGCGTTGGACATCAAGGATTCATATGGTAATCCCATACCGAGACGGGCATTTCTCAACCGCAATACACCAGCCGAACTCGCTATCAGAAATGCAGTTCAATCTGTCGAAGAAATTGGGGCACATCCCCTACTGACCGATGCTGTTTTGCTTCTGCAACAAGCATTTAATAAAGTTGCGGATTATATTGACCAACACATAGCCTGAGTAATATGCCTGTCACCGCACCCCTTACTCCAATTCTGCAGACACCCTTTGATGAAGTAGAGCTACCGAGGAATATGTCCCGAGGCGCGACCTTCGGACCCGCCTATAGCACCGCCCTCATCGAGATGGGGGCGGGCGCGGAGATGAGAATCGCGCAGTGGCAATACTCGCTCGGTAGAGGCGTCATCTCCTTCGAGGAGCGCCGCCCGGAGATGGCGCTGGCGCTTCAAGCCTTCTTCGAGGCGAGAGAGGGACAGTATCGGGGATTCAGGTTTTGGGACCCGAATGACCATGATACGATCGATCTGACGACTGGCCTCGACGTTCCCCAGCCGCTCGCACCGATCCCCGGCAACGCCAACCTCTACCAGTTGCAGAAGGTCTACAGCGATGGGGTCCGCACGCAGGCGCGCAAGATCACCAAGCCGATCGCCAACACATTAGGGGACACCGCCGCCAACGCGGGCAACTCCTCAATCCGCGTCTATCAGAACGGCTCTGAGATCGGCTTTAGCTGCGACACGACGACCGGACTGGTGACGATCGGCAGCTACGGGGGGACGGTGAGCAGCACCCCGACGCTGGAACACTACTACCCGCTCAATGAACTCGGGGGAACGACCGCCTTCGACAACGCCGGTTCGGTGAACGGCACGCTTAGCGGCGCTATCCTCGTCAACCAGCCCGGACACGGCGGCAGCGGAACCAGCATGCTCTTTGAGGGCGGGTCGATCACCTTCCCTTCGCTCTTAGTCCCGAACGACTTCTCGGCCTGGACAGTGGACGGATGGTTCAACGCCTCCATTCTCGGGGGAACGATTATAAAGATTGCGGATAGCAATCAGATTTACATCGATAGCTCCGGGCTGGTCTGGCTGACTCGTCCGTCTTCCAACCCTGACCTGTTGATGAACGCCTCGAATACCGCTCCGATCCATGTCGGCGAATGGCACTATTTCTTCGTCTGTTATGACGGGACGGCGAGCTATAACGTGGGGATCGACAGCTTTTTGGGCGGCTCCGGCGGAGGCAATCCGGCGAGCGGCTCCACGGTCATCGGCAGCGGCAGTCATGGCGACTTCCACGGCTATCTGCAGGACATCGCCTTCTACTTCGGCGGGAGCAACTGCGTGACGCCGCACTACACGATACCGGGGCTGGCTGCGACCTATCAATTCCATACTCCTTGCCGGTTCGCTTCAGATTTACAACAGATCCAGGAAGGAAGCGGGCTATTCTATAACTGGTCGAGAGTTGAACTGCAAGAAATCCGTATCCCAAACGGTTTGCTCATAAATCCCTAAAGCCTGCTCGATAATATCTCAAATTCAGTTCTCCTGAGCCTGTCGGCTAAATTTAGCCGACAGGCTCATTTTATACTTTTATGTCTACTCCCCCCACCAGCGCATTAATCAGAACCGTGCCCTCCTCCTGGTCGCTCACCTGCCCATTGCAGACCTGGGCGGTGATCGTCAAGCTCACCCGCAAGGACGGCCTGACGCTCGGGTTCACGACCCATGACGCAGACCTCCTGATTGGCGATGGCATCATCTACGAGGCGCTATCGAGCGTGCAGGCGTCCAACTTGCGGCAAGAACTCGGGCAAGGCCCCGAGAACATGGAGATCGTCGGCATCCTGCAGTCAGAGAGGATCGCTGACACCGACCTCCTCGCCGGGCTCTATGACGGCGCACGGCTCAAGATCGGCGTGGTGGACTGGACGGCTCCCGGTGGTGTGCTCATTCTCGCCGCCGGATACTTAGGGGAAGTCACCGTCGAAGAGGGGGCGTACCGGGTCGAATACCGCTCCCTGATGCAGCGCCTGCAGCAGCAGATCGGGATACTGACCTCACCGACCTGCCGCGTCAAGCAACTCGGGGACACCCAATGCACAGTCAACCTCGCGGGGAACACGGCGCAGGGCGATCCGATCACCTCGAACACGACGATCGCCAGCGTGATCGACACCTTCACCTTGACGCTGGCCGGCGGCGTCAACAAAGCGGGCTTTTACAATAACGGACAGATCACGTTCACCAGTGGATTGAATACCGGGCTATCGAGAGAAATCAACTTCCAGGGGAATGGCGCGACGGGAGTTGATACCGCCGGGCCGATCTCAAGCTCTCCCGGCTCCTTCGGCTCCATCGGGTTCAGCAACAACAACAACCAGGTGACGACGACCTTCACGTTCGCGATCCCGGCGGGCATGTGGGCGAGCGCCTATGTCACCATCAATTCGACCTGGACGGCGCACAATCCCGACAACCTCGGAACCGACGACCTGATTGTCTATATCCCCACCACGCAGGGGAGCCTCGTTCGGCAAGGCGCGACGCCGGGATCTTTTAGCGATGTCTTTGACGTGGGCAACCTCTCGCTCTTAGCGATAGATCAAGCGGCGGGGGGAACCCTCAACTGCGGCTTCCAGCACGCAAGCCCGGGCAGCGGCGGCTACTTCAACATCGCGGTCACGTCCTGCACCCTGACGCTAGAGGGAGTAGCGGCGGGGACTTCAAACCGGATCGTCTTGCAGGAGGAGTTCCCCTATGCGGTGGTGCCGGGGGATGCAGTGACGGTGATTGCGGGGTGTGATCGGTTATACCAAACGTGCATTTTGAAATTTAATAACATCATAAATAACAGAAGCGAGCCGACAATTCCTGGCATCGACCGGCTCGCGCAAGTGGGTAGGCATAACAGTTAAATGTGCTGCCTATAAATCTCTTCACGTTCCTCTAAGGTTAGTCGCTTCATGAGGCGCAAGATATGCTCGCATAACTCCACGACTTCTTCAGAGTAACCGAGCTTTTCGATCACTTCATAGTCCAGGTACAGGAACCGATCCTCCAGGTTGCCGTCATCTAATTGGACATGGAGCGGGCCTCCGGCTGGACATATTTCGTAAAGCTGGTTCACGAACGGCAGGACACTTTCAACACAGGGTCGACTCATGCATATTGCCCTCACTCTCGCCATTGATGTCTTAATTTTAGCAGCGATTCATGCTGTCGGGCTATGGTTTTTGCACCGGCAAAAAGAGCGCCATCATTACCAGAGCCTACGACATACCTGTGCCTAATCCCATGCCAGTTCAGCCCGCCGACCTTGTAAACGCCGCCCTCGCCTATCGTAACGTCCCCTTTCTTCATGCTGGCAGAAATAAGGTTGGCCTTGACTGCCTCGGCCTCATTTTGTGCTCGGCGAAGGACTGCGGCTGGCTGACCGATTTCCGTTATGAAAACTACGGTGTTGTCGTCAACCCCGATCTGATCTACGAGCAAATTGAGCAGTTCTGCAACCTGCGCGCCGAAGGTGTGCCTGCCGAGATAGGTGACATTTTGCTGTTCAAAGTCATAGGAAATCCCCAGCATTTCGGCATTCTCACCGAGATTGATGCCGACGGACAGACATTCTTTATCCACGCCGACCAGAGTGCCGGGAAGGTGCAAGTTTCAAGGCTCGCCGGACGATGGTTGAAGAGGCTCTTTCTCGTCTATCGTCCGAAGTATGAAGAGTTGAACGCACGTTATCTTCCGGAAGAGGATCACTAACCGATGGCCTCCCTTGCGTTGGGAATAGCTGGAGCTGGACTCGGTTTCCTCGCCGGTGGGCCAGCGGGCGCGCAAATGGGTTTTGCTGTCGGCGTTACGCTTGGCGGCTTGCTATTCCCTCCCTCGGCTGGCAGCAGGGGTCGGCTCGACGACTTGCGCGTTACTGGCTCCGCTTACGGTTCGCGCATCCCGCGCATTTACGGAATGGGCCGTGTCGCCGGCAACATGATCTGGGCGGCGGATCTCGTGGAGCATCACCACCAGGAGGGCGGGGGTTCGGGCGGCGGCGGGGTCACGCAATACACTTATACCTGCTCGTTCGCAATGAGCGTGTGTGAAGGTCCGATTACCTCGATTGATCGCATCTGGGCGGACGATCTTATCATCTACCAGAACGGCCAGTTTGCCAAGAACGTCTCGGCGACCTTCTATCTCGGCGATGAAGTGCAGACGCCCGATCCGACGATGGAGGCGGCGCTGGGCGTGGGCAACGTCCCCGCCTATCGCGGCCAGGCGTATGTCGTGTTTGAGGACCTCCCATTAGATAACTACGGCAACCGCATCCCCAACTGCAGCTTCGAGGTGACGCAGGGCTCGGCAACCGTCAACTCCATCCTCACCGACATCGCCAACCAGTGCGGACTGCTCAATTCCGACTACGCCTTCACCTATGCGGACGAAGCCGTGCCTGGCTTCGTGATTGCCGACCGATCTTCTGCCAAGACACTCCTTGAGGGGCTGCTGCGCTACTATCAGGTGGATCTGTGCGAGCGTGATGGGCTGCTGGTCGCTCTGCCGCGCGGCGGGGATACCGTTGCGGATATTGCCGATGCCGACATTTGCGCCCTGTCTGGCTCCGACAAGCCAGGAGAGGGGAAAAACCGGCGTTCGATTGCGCGGGTGCAGGAGATGGATCTGCCGCAGGGCTTGACGCTCTCCTATCTGGCCGACGCGGGCAGGCATTTCCAGTTCGTGACGCAGACGGCGCAGCGGCATACCAAGACCGACAGCGTGCAGGAGGTGCAGACGGAGACGGTGCCGCTGGTGCTGGCCGACCCGAAGGCGAAGCAGATGGTGACGACGGTCCTCTACCAGCGGTGGCTGGAGCGCACCACCTACAAATTCGTTCTGCCGCTCTCCTACCTGGCGCTGGCTCCAGGCAGTCCCGTCAACTACCCCATCAACGGCGTCCTCTCACGCTGCCGGATCACGCAGGTCGATATTCCGCTTTTCGGGGCGCTGGTGATTACGGCAGTTCCCGATAGGACGCAGGTTCTCACACAGGCGAGCGCGGGCGGGGCGACGGGAGTAACCAGATCCGCTTTGATCCCCTGCTTCCCGGCACCCTTCGACGCCTGGAGCTGCCCGCAGTTGCGGCCCGCAGACGGCACCAGCGCGGGGTTCTACGTGGTGGCCAGCGGTTCGCTGCCGGCCTCCATCTTCTACTCCACCGACGGCGGCACGACCTACGTCCCGGCTGGGCAGGTCACGCTTCCTTCGATCTTCGGGACGACGACCTCCGTCCTTTCCGACTGGACGGTTGCCAACACCTTCGACCATTCCGATTTCGTCAACGTCAGTGTCAACGGGACGCTCGTCTCGACCTCGGAAGCCGACGTCACCAATACAACCGACAACAACAGCCTGATCGGTTCTGAAATCGTCGGCTATGCGACGGCCAGCGCCATCGACCCCACCGATTACACCCTCTCGGACTTGCTCCGCGGTAGGAATAATTCGGTGATGACCGGGCATACGAGCGGCGAGCGTTTCGTCAAGCTCGACCCAGCCTCGATCGTGCGCGTCAGTGTGCCCTCCACTTTGGTCGGCACGACGATCGCGGTGAAGGTGGTGGCAAGCTGTCAATCCATCAACGACGTCGCGCCAATCCCGGTCGTCATCTGCACGGTGACGCCGCCGTTCCTGCCTGCAAGCGGCGCCGGAGGCGGCTGGCTGTTGGAGTGGAATGAAGTCGGGCCGAATATCTCGACGGCTCCACAAGATCCAGAGCGGGTCAATCCACTCTACATGCTCCCGCTGTTCCTGTCCGGTGATTTCGTGCTGGACGCCAAGAACGCGCCTTCGACCTTCAATCCGCTGCGCGGGCCGATGACGGCGCGCATCAGCACCGAACTTGGAGTGGCGGCGGATACGAGTATCCAGGTCAAAGTCACCGCCGACGACAAAGCTCGGCTGGAGTTGAATGGCGTTATTCTGACTCCCGACGTCACGCTGGGGGGTGGCGCGCAGACCTTCACGCTGGCGCTGCTGGCCGGCATCAATCTCCTGCGGGTCTACTTCAGCGAAGACCACTTCATCGAGGATTTCGGCGTCACCAACGATACGTTCCTCAAGATCGAAGGCGTCGGGCAGCCGCTCGATATGCTGGTGGACATGATCCGCGCGCCGCAGCCCTCTCCGAACTGGCGGCTCGGAACACAGGCGCTCACCGGGACGTTCACGGTCCCCAACCTGACGGGGAATACCGCCTACAGCCTCAGCAACGCCGCGCCGCAGATTGTAAACCTCCCGCCCGCCAATGAGTCCTTCTTCACC